CATCAACTTCTGCCCATGCTGGATTTGCACCTGCTCCTTGAGTTTTCAGGAAGTAACCAGATGTCCCAGCCCCTAGTCTTTCGTAATCAGTGCCACCGTAATACAACACATCACCCTGGGCATCACTACCCATAGCAATCTTAGCCCCGGTTACTGAGTTGTCATCAGGGGTAGTCGGCCCCGCTGGACCTGTCGCTCCTGTAGCACCAGTGGGTAGCCCAAAAGTAAAATCAAAAGTCGCTGAACCAGAAGAACCAGAGTTGGCAACAGCCGCAGTTGCCGACCCTCCGGCACTAACGGTGTTACCCGTAACGGTTCCCACGGCAATGGTTGCCGCTGTCCCTGTCGCTCCAACATTTCCAGACCGGACAAACGACATATAAAAAGTATCGCCGTTACTGATCGACCCACTACTCGATGAATGTGTTACTGGCACTTGCAACCAGGAGGTGTTATCCACCACTGTGCCTGTTACGTTAAAAGCTATGTACGTTGACAGATCACCAGATTTTCTTATAAAAATATAACCTTCGTGAGTATCATTACTACCATCATCAATGCTTAAAAGGAGTGGACTTATATCAGGGTTGCCCGTGTCTGCCGTTACCGCATCAAATGCAATGTTAGTTATTGAGGCTAGTGTTGCGTTGTCAAACCTTACGCCACCCGTACCCGTTGGGTTTGCCATTGAGGTCGTGCTATCGTAGGTAAACTTGAACGCAACCGCTCCAGTTGCCGCCGTAGCCGACACAACATCAGCATTTGTTGATACTACGTCTGCGTTTGTTGACACCACATCTGCATTTGTCAAAACTACGTCTGCATTTGTTGAAACCACATCAGCCGCAGTTAAAACAGCTTTCGCTGTAGCAATCACCGCTTGAGCCGTTGCCGTTGTAGCTGATGCCGCCGCATTAGTTTCTGATGTGACAACCGTGTTCGTTGTCCATGCAATCTGACCAGCCCCGTCAGTGGTTAGGTAGTCGGTATTACTCCCATCCGCTTGAGGCCATTTCTGCCCATCAAGAACAATTTCCCCAGTGCCATTTGGAGTTATGGTTACATCACCATTGCTATCTGTAGAAGTAATTGCATTTCCATTGACGTTAATATTATCAACTTGCAGTTCCGTGATCGCGCTATTGGTCCCCGCCGTAACCCCATCAACCGACCCACCATTGATGTCTATGTTGGTTACAGTTGGAGCAACTGCACCACCAATCGTGACCCCATCTATCGTTCCACCGTTAATGTCACAGGCCGCAACGCTACCCAAGTCAGTAACGGTTGGGGCAGACGTACCACCAATCGTCACTCCATCAATCGTTCCAGCGTTGATGTCCACGCTATTGGAGGTATTGAAGGCAAATGGGAGTGTGATCCAGCCCGTGCCGTTATAAAATTTCCACAAGCTGTTGCCAGTATCCCGCCAGATAGTTCCCGTTTGTTTAGCTGTCGGTGCCGTTCCACCGTTATGAATAGTCAGTGCGGCATCATTGACATCAGGGAACGATGCCTTGATCGTTGACTTAATCAAACGTATATGATCGTCACCCTGGTTTCTGTTATCTGTACCGAGAGGGTTGGTGCTTACCAGTCCGTCAATATATGTTGAGGATTCTAAACCCATGCTAGTTCTCCGTTTGCACTGTCCAAGTTGTTGACTGCTCTGCTACCGCAGTCCATGTTGTTGTAGTCTCGCTCTGGTCTGTCCATGTAGTCATCGTCTAATCCACAAAAGTATCAGAACGCACCTGCAATGCACCCCCAGAAGCACGATCCCTGTCGTCCTCTGTTTGTACGGCATTGATAGTCTCGTTAAACAATTGCGTCCATTTCATTACACCCGCATCGTTCTCTGCATAACTCGACAACTCAATCAACGAGGCATAAAGCAATGCGTCCGGGTTGGCGGTTAGCATAAAGTTAGTTGTCGCAGAGTCCGACAATGCCGCAGGTTTTTGCCAGTAAAGCATTTCCATTGTATAAACAGCGTCAGGGCTTGGCCCTAGCCGTACCTCATCACCCACAACTGTATAAGCCTGGGGCTTGCCCGTTGTACTCCCTGCCCACACCGTGTCCATAGCCTCCGGGGTAAGATACTCCAGATCAGTGAGCGGGTTAGTGTTCAGCCTGAACGACCTCATCTGCACAAAGTTGGTTGGCAACCCGTAATATTCCTGACTTGCCACCGTGTCAGTACGGGTACGAGTCTCCATTTTTCTGATCCTGAGATTACGGTTCACACGCAGTTCAGCCAGCTTGATAAAGTCAGGGATGATTGAGTCTAAGTCAGACCGCTTTCCCCAGTTCTTTACCGCAGTCTGCAATTCAGCGTAGGTCGTAATAGCCATTTATATCCATCCTCCACCTGTACGGAACGCACGGTTATCGGAATCGTTGAGCCATTTCTTCATAGCTTTCTTGTCATACCATGTGCCGTCACGCATTAACTTATCAATCACGATGTTCGGAATAGTAGCGACCTTGGTAAACCCTCGGTTGTACTTCATGCCACTGTTATGCTTCACATCAAACTCATTACGCTCAAACCTATTAGACTCAAGTATGGGTGCCGTGTCCTGGGAGGACTCAACAATCAACTTTCCGTCAATATTATCCCAATGCGCTTTTTGCTTAACTGCTGGCTCAAGTATCTTCTCGTCCATTTTCTGACCTCATGTGAAAATAATATGGGGTGGTTGATGCGCTCAACCACCAAAGCGTATTACCTTGTTTTAGGAAGTAGTCAAGTCAGCAACTTTGCCAGAACTCTTCTGGTTTCGTGCTTCCAGGGTGTACTCCACTAACATATGGACCTTGTCACTGTCGCCAGTTTTGGCCAATTTCTCTTGACGGAACGGACGCAAGTAAGCCACAGCCCACTTATCTTTTTCGATAACCATCGCAGTACGATCACGCTGGAATCGGTTGGGAACGATCTTCACTTCGCCCCAATCTGAAATGTATAGATCAGCCGCGCCCATGATGCTGGCCTGACCCTTAGAGCCAGCCGTGTCACGGTAAAGCGTTGCTATACCACCAAAGCCTGAGACTTTAGTTTTATTGAATGGTCCGACCATCACACAATCAGGATCGCCACCCTCGGTGAAACATGATTGCAATGCAGTCTTCAACATGGCTTCGGTAAACGCTCTCTGTGTTCCGTCCGTTACCACACCAGTTGAGGAGTTATCGGAACCACCTGAACCCCTGGAGGCATTTGTTTGCGTCCAAGATTCAAACCCACGCAGTTTGCGGGCAGTAGTAGAATCACCCGTTACAGCAACATTCTTGCTACAAAGGTCAACTTCCATGTCACGCTTCAACTCTTTGCCAGCTTTAGCAAGCAAGTAAGACAGTTCGTTCTTACGACCCGCCTTGTTGACCGAGTTAGCCGTTCCAGTAACCAGGACAACTTTCTTGGAAATCTGTGTGCGATTAGACTCACGAACCGTAGCAACCTGTGCTTCTGCCGCAGAGTCATCACCCTCGATCACAGAGTTACTAGCCGCCGCAGAAAGAGCATCGGTCTGGAACTCATGGAGAATAGCCGTTGCTTTAGAACGACCAATGTTGGATTGAAATGGAACATCAGTAGGACTGATATTCGATATAATGTCTGATAAATCTTCCCTACCGCCTACCAGATCGTAGGCATCGTAGGTGTTAGATGGTTGTGCCATAATAATTTCCTCTTAGAGCATATCGTAAATCATAGAAGCGGCATCATCTACCGATCCTGACTTACGCAATTGTTTGGTTTTATCAGCGCGTTTCTTAGCACTGACATCGCCCTTGCTCTTGGCAACACCAGACTTCACATACTTGGGAGTGTCAGCTTTGACTTTCTTCCGTGCAGGCTGTGATCGCTGAATCTTGTCGTACATCATTGCTTTTCTCAGCATAATCATTGACCTGTGGTCAGTCAGAGTGGATAACTCCTCGTTAGTGAAACCCTCACCCAACCCATACTCACGCACAGACTTACTCATAGCATCATCCCAATCCGGCATGACTGACAATAACTTCTCCTTGCCAGTTTCCACATTGTGGTTGAACTGATGTACTTGGTAATTCTGTGCCTGGTGTGCCAGGTGTTGTTGTTGCTTATGACCGTCTTCAATGCTCTTCTCAAGTTCACGCTGTTCATCGCGTCTTTGCATGAAAAGCATCGGGTCATCTTCCCTTAGCCTGTTCCAGTCGATCTGTTTATACTCGTTCAACTGTCGCTCGGCTTCGGACTGCATCTGCCCAAGAGCTTGAGCATACTGTGCGCGTTCCTGCTGAATCGCCTGAGCTTGTGCATCCATAGCCCTTCGTTGGTCAGCAATCTCGCTGGTCTTTTTGCGATAGTCCGAGTCCTTGAGGTAGCCAGATTGAAGTTCGTCAAGTGTCACATCAACTTCCTTGCCGTCAACCTTGACGGTGTATAGTGGTGTGTCTGTCTGATCCTCTTCTTCTACCTCGTCCTCAACTCCCGCATCGACCCCATCATCTTTCTGCTCTGGTTCGTTTGGACGGGGAGATTCGTAATCCTCGTCCTGTTTTTCATCCGCTTGCAGGATCGCCTGCGCCGCAGAATCAATAGAACCATCTTGCTCAACTGGTTCAGTTCCCTGTTCAGGGTTGACCGTTTCAGTCTCTGCCATAAAATCACCTCTAGTTTGTTGCTAATAAAAAAAGCCCCAGCAAGATTCCCGTAATGGGTTAATCTCGCCGAGGCTTCCGTTGGATTGGCTCCGTAGACTTCTTCTACCGCTCAATAAATGTGCGCCACTAATATTCTACTGCTGACTCCTTGGTAACTTTCTTTACGACTCCCTCATGGAAGTGTAATGTTATTTTACCACTAAATTTGCCCCTAACGTATGTCATTATGCACTCAATAATGCGTTCCAATGTCTCTCCTAACATCGTGCTTAGTCTGCTCATCTGCCATCTTGCCTGTCTCCAGCACTGTTCTGATCTCCGTTGCAAAATCAGCCAGTATCTGCAACTTGGTATAGGTGCGCTCACGACCAGCAGTATCACCATCAGGTGAGTTCATCCACTGACTCATATAACCGTCAGATAAAGCCTGCAACGCCTTCTTATAAATCTCACTCTCAATAATACGTTTAGCTTCCTGACCGTCTAACGATTCTTGGTTATTTCCCACCTAACACTCCTCTCACTAATAATTCATCTTCTGGGACATCCAGCGTTGTCCAGGGCGGTTTTGCCATTC